ACTGTACAAGGCCTCAAAACCAACATAAATGACTTTAAAGAATACTATAGATAGGATTTGTTATGATACTAGTAGACTTCAGTGCAATCGCCGTTGCCAATATTGCAGTACAAAAACTTAACGAAGAAAATATGATTCGTCATATGATTCTTAATACGTTGCGGATGTATCGCACTAAATACAAAGATAAGTATGGTGAACTCGTACTTGCATGCGATGGACCCAATAACTGGCGTAAATCACACTATCCTCAATACAAAGCAAATCGTAAAAAGACTCGCGATTCATCTTCATTTGATTGGAATGCTGCATTTACTATTATGAATAATGTACGCGAAGAAATCAAAGAAAACTTTCCATACAAAGTATTACATATAAACGGTTGCGAAGCTGATGATATTATTGCCACGCTGGTAGAAAATACTCAAGATTTTGGTCAATACGAGGATGTTATGATTATTTCTGGTGATAAAGACTTTGTACAATTACAGAAATATGACAACGTTACACAGTTTTCTCCAGTCCAGAAAAAGCTTGTTACAGAAAAGAATCCTCGTGCGTTCTTAGTAGAACAAATTATGCGTGGCGATACCTCAGATGGTGTACCTAATGTTTTATCAGATGACGATGTGTTTGTAGAAAGTAGAAGGCAGACTCCGCTATCAAAGAAAAAACTAGATACTATTATAGAAGATCTTAATGAAGGCGAGTTATTGTATGCAGCAAGTTGGTATCGTAATTACTGTCGTAATAAAAAGTTAATCGATTTGGCAGAAACACCACAAGACTTAAAAAATGAAATCATTCAAGAATTTAATTCACAAGATCCGTGGAATAACAAAGGTTTGGTGTTTCCGTATCTTATAAATAAAAGGTGTAACCAGTTGATTGAATCGGTTCAGGAGTTTATTTGATGAGAAGATTCGTACATGAAGTATTAGAAGAAGTAAGTAAAGCCGAAGATAAAGAAACTAAAATTTCTATCTTAAAACAAAATGAAACATGGGCTTTAAAAGATATTATAAAAGGATCTATGGATCCAAGAGTACATTGGCATTTACCTCCAGGAGAAGTTCCCTATAAAGCATGTGAACCGCATAACGCGCCAACTAATCTGACTAGGCAGAACACAAAGTTTACATACTTTGTCAAAGGTGGTAAGGGTGAAGAGTTGCCGCAATTTAAAAGAGAAAGAGTTTTTCTTTCGATTGTAGAATCAATCCACCCAGAAGATGCTAAATTAATGGTAGATATGATTAATAAGAAGACACCAAAAGGTGTGACTAAAGCAGTTATACAGGAGGCATTCCCTGGTCTTATCGGAGAATAGCTTAATTTTAACAACTAACCTTCGAGCATGTGCGCAATTTGTGCCATGCTCTTTTTTATTGGAGAAAACTCTAATGGTATTTGCTCAAAAAGAACGACTCATTAAGGACACTAAAGAACTTACTGATTATGCATTAAGACTTGCGAAGAAAGGCCGAGTCGAGCAATCAAAGAAAATTATAGCTAAGAGAGATTTTATCATAGAAATGTTAGAAAAATATCAAGCAAATCCCACTTAAATCAAAATAAATTGGTGTACATTTTCGGCCCATATGGTATAATAAGTATATCTTAATTAAGCCGGAGGTAGTACCCCATGAAATATAGCGGTATAGTTAACCAGGAATTCATGAATTATCTGGATAAAAAAGTTATCGCTGATACTCGAGCTCGCCATGTGGCTGCTCGTCAATGGTCTTTTGAATTTCCAGAAAGACACTTATGCAGCGTAAAGGGTAGTGGTCATACACTATTCGAAGGATTCGACCACGATACAGAACATGAATTTTTTGGTAAATGTGATTTTAAATACCACAATAAAGAAGAAGTTTTACGTCTAACTCCATTTGTATACGAAAATATTAATAAAGGTAATATAGACACATTTATAACTTGGAAATGGTTAGATAGAAATCCTAATCATGCTTTAGTATTAAATGAAAGAGTTAAGTACCAATTAATCATGTACATTGAAGCAGAAACAGTGTATAATAAAGCAATATATAATAGAGGTATAAAGCGTTATGAATATTTTTATTCTTGATAAAGATCCAATAGTTGCAGCACAACAGCAATGCGACAAGCACGTAGTAAAAATGATTGTAGAATCTGCACAAATGCTATCTACAGCTCATCGCATGTTAGACGGCACAATTCAAATTGCACCATCAAAATCTGGTAAACGAATGGTAAAACACTATCGACTTTTCAATGATCCAGAAATGGACAACTTACTTTACAAGGCTGTACATTACAAGCATCCGTGCACTGTATGGACTATGGAATCAGATTTTAATTATCGATGGCATTGGCAACATTTTCAAGCCCTATGTGACGAATATACATATAGGTATAATAAAGTCCACAGATCTGCAGGATTACTAGAACCTTTGTGGATTCGACCAAAAAATATACCGAAAGGGAAAATGACTCCGTTCAAATTAGCAATGAAATCAAATCCTGAGTGTATGCTAGAAAATCCAGTATTGTCATATCGTGCATTCTATCAAACAAAACAAGATCGTTTCAAAATGGTTTGGACTAAACGAGCGAAGCCTGGATGGTTTCAGGAAAGATGTTATGGATAAAGTTTTTATATTAGTTATATCAATGTGGGGTAGTGATGGTACCGATCATCATTATATTGGCCAACTTGCTTTACAGCAACCTATGACACAAGCACAGTGTGAATATATGATAGATGAAAAAATGTGGGAATCTTCTTACGAAAATGAGTATTATCATATGAAAGGCCATTGTTTCCCAAAGGAGTGTTCAGGTAAGGAGGAATGTAATGGACAATTTGGATAAATTAGATTTTTTATATCAAGAAGTAAAGCTTGCAGAATCAAGACTGGCACCTCATGATACCGGTCATATTAGTACTGCAATTTCATGGATGAATCATAGAATTAATGAAGTTAAACAAGATATTCGTGAAAGCACTGCTAAATTTTCACATTTGACACCTGTACCAAGAGTTGATAAAAAGTAATGCCAACTTATACACTCAAAAGATTATCTACTGGAGAACATTGGGACGTGATGTGTTCATTTGACGATTTGGCTCAAATGTTAGAAGATGACGACATAGTAAAAACTCTGTCAACTCCTAATTTTACAACTCAACCTTTACAAGATAACGTTGCTCGAGCAGGAAAAGATTGGCAAGATCATCTCGGTAGAATTAAGAAAAATTCTGGTAGAAAAAATACTATTAATATATGAGACGCGGTACAAAGAAGACTAAAAGCGAGTATATACATATTCGTATTAGGCAACTCTATGATGATTTTCATAAGGCGTCTGACGAACATGATAGAAAATGGTACTTACGATTAATTGAAGAATTGAAATGGGTTGATAAGCATGAATAAGTCTACTGCTACCGTTCAAGATCTGGTTGTACATGAACCAATTACTGAAAATCAAACAAAAGTATATGAAGCTTGGGATGAAGGTGATAATATGGTGTTAGCTGGTTCTGCAGGAACTGGTAAAACTTTTATTGCACTCTATTTAGCTTTAGAAGCTATCGTAGAAAAATCTACTCCATATAAAAAAATAATCCTTGTGCGTTCTGTAGTACCTACGCGTGATATGGGATTTTTACCCGGAACTATGGAAGAAAAGAAAGGTCCATACGAAATACCGTATCAAAGTATTTGTATGCAACTATTAAATGATCAAGCAGCGTATAATAAATTGGTGGCATCAAAACAACTCGAGTTTACTACTACATCCTTTATTCGTGGTCTTACTATTGATAATAGTATCATTATTGTTGACGAGATGCAAAATTTAAATTTTCATGAATTAGATTCTATTATTACTCGCGTTGGAGAAAATACTCGTATTATTTTTTGTGGTGATTATTACCAATCAGATTTTAAAGATGATTCAGAAAAAAATGGTATTCAAAGGTTTTTACGTATTGTAGAACAACTAAAGAACTTCAGTGTTGTGACATTTGATTGGCACGATATTGTAAGATCTGATTTTTTAAGAGATTATATAATGACAAAAGAAATGTTAGGAATGAGATGACCCGAGTATTTGAGCATGAATATTTAGATCTTGGTTATGATGACTTAGTTACAGAAAACAGCAATGGTAAAAGAGTCTATAATACACCAGATGGTAGTCAATATCCTAGTGTGACCAGTGTTTTAAGTATTATTAACGAGGAAAAGATTGCTGCATGGCGTAAAAGGGTAGGCGAAGAAGAAGCAAACCGTGTTGGCCATCGTGCGTCAAGTCGTGGTACATCAGTACACTCTATTATAGAAAGATACCTAAAAAATGAAGATACATCAGAGTTTCTCCCGCATGTTAAGCAAAGTCTTCAAAATCTCAGGCCAATTCTTGATAAATCTATCGGGAAAATCTTTGGTCTCGAAAGTGCTCTTTTTAGTCGCCATCTTGGGTTGGCTGGTCGTGTTGATTGCATAGCAGAATATGATGGTGTTCCATCTATTGTAGATTTTAAAACATCGAGATACCCAAAGAAGAAAGAACAAGTACCTAATTATTTTGCACAAATGACAGCATACGCTATTATGTTCGAAGAACGTAGCGGATTGCCAATTACAAATACAGTTATTGTTATGGATGTGGATGATAATCACCCTATAGTATTTAAAGAACACCGCGATAATTATGTTGATTTGTTAATGGAAACAAAAGCAGAATTTGACCGCCGTAAATTATTTTCATCTTAATGCGTTTTTAGCATGTACAAATGCTCCATTCTATGGTATA